CCCAAAAAGTGGCCAAAGCGTAATGAAGATGTTAGACTCCCCAAGAATTAGTGTTATCCAAGGTCATGTCCATAGACTTGAAATGGGTCATAAGACAGTTTGGTCTCATGGTCAACCTAAAATATATCAGGCTGTTTCTCTTGGGACTCTTGCGAGGATAGATGGAACTGTGCCTGGTGCTGGGACTAGGTATAATTGGCAGCAGGGATTTGGAATTGTAGAATATGATAGTGATAGGTTCCAGATAGACTCAGTTGGTATTTATGACGGCAAAGCTATTTTTAAAGGTAAATTCTATGGGTGATGATTATAGAAAGCCATTAAGAGGTAAAAGAACAAGGCAAGGTCATGGTAGAAATACTAAATACGGAAATAAGGTCAGTAAGAAATACTATAAGAAAAAACGCAGGGGACAGGGAAAATGATAGCAACTAAACGAAAACTCAAAAGAAAAGAATTGATACAGAGAGTTAAAGTTCTTGAATATGCTCTTGCGAATTATATGGAACGACAGCGTAATGCTGAATTAGTGCTTGACTATTATATTGAAATGAATAAAGATGAGAAGAAGTTTCAAAAATTCTTAGAGAAGAAAAGCAAAGATGCCGAACATAAACAAGAAGAACGTAAATCAAGCTGAAGAACAGCTAGAACTTGCTTATAAGGATTTAATCGCATTTGGTAAGCTTTTTTTACCAGATGATTTTATGCGTAGTGAAACCCCTCCTTTTCATTACGAGATGGCAGATGCTATTGATGATGTAGAAGTAAAGCAGCTTGGAATCATTCTTCCCAGAGGTCATGGTAAAACTGTTCTTACTAAGGCTTCAATTATAAAAGACTTCGTTTTTTGTCCTAAAGATGATATGCATTTCTATGCGTGGGTATCCGCTACCCAGAAGCTATCTGTTGGAAATATGGACTATATTAAACATCACCTTGAATTTAATGACAGTATTCGGTATTTTTTCGGAAATCTTAAAGGTAGGAAGTGGACAGAAGAAGATATAGAGTTAACTAATGGATGCAAGTTAATATCAAAGAGTAATGTTGCTGGTATTCGTGGAGGAGCGAAACTTCATAAGCGATATGACTTAATCATATTAGATGATTTTGAACATGAAGCAAACACCATTACACCCGACGCTAGAGCTAAGAACGCAAATCTGGTTACCGCTGTTGTTTATCCTGCGCTTGAACCTCATACTGGTCGGTTGCGTGTTAATGGCACTCCCGTACATTATGATTCCTTTATTAACAATCTTATTAATAATTACCAGAAAGCTATTAAGGGTGGTGAGAAGTTTTCTTGGAAAGTCATTACTTATAAAGCAATACTTCCAGACGGCACTCCATTATGGCCGTCATTCTTTTCTAAGGATAAATTGGATGAAAAGAAGAAGTTTTACCTCGATAGTGGACAGAGTCAGAAGTTTTATCAAGAATATATGATGGAAGTTCAGAGTGAGGAAGACTCAGTCTGGAATAGAAATCATATTAAGTACTGGCAGGGATATTATGAGAATGAGGATGGATTCAATTATATTTATGTAGATGGAGAGAAGTTTCCATGTAATACTTTTATAGGATGCGACCCTGCTACTGATATAGATACAAAGACTTCTGATTTCTCAGTAATAATGGCTATTGCTGTTGACCCGAATAATAAGTTATATGTATTAGAGTATGAAAGGCATAGAAGTATTCCCACTGTAGGCTCAAGAGATAACAAAGGAGAAATGATTGGGAAAAAAGGTGTTGTTGATTACATTATGGATATGCATCAGAAATATCACTGTGTTTCAAGTACAGTAGAAGATGTTGCCATGAATAGGTCAATATTTCAGTCATTGAATGAGAGAAGAAGAATAGAAAATAAGTTCAATGTAGGTGTAATTCCAGAGAAACCAGGTGGAATGAACAAGAGAAATAGGATTTATAGCGGATTAAGCGGTAGATTTAGCACTGGTAATGTCTATTTAAGAGAAAATATGTTTGATTTAACTAATGAAATCATTACTTTTGGGCCTAAAATGGCTCACGACGATACAATTGAGACCCTTTATTATGCACAATTACACGCATTTCCGCCTAATATGAAGCAAAATGAGTCTAAAAAAGGCTGGTATAAGCCTAAAAAACGAGCTAAAAGCTGGGTAGTAGCCTAATGCCACAAAGTAAATCTCCATATAGACAAAAACAAACTCCAATGAGTGTAGCTAACTTGAGATTAAAGACACCTATTGGAGAAGATTCTTTATATGGTAAGTTATTTAGTTTTGGCACTAATGTTGCAGAAACCTTATCTCATTCAGAACCTTCATCTGTTTGGTCGAGTTATATGTCTCAAGCGGCTACAGCTGCTGATACTCTCAAAAGATTTCCAGCTCCTTCGGCTGGAGCATTATTATTACATGAAGCTGCTCGTAGAAAAGGAATTGGAGTTGGAGGAGGAGGATTATCTTTTCCCACTAAATATGGAAAATTCAAAGTAGGGGCTTCAAATATCGGAGGAGCAAGAGGAGTTAAACTTCAATTTGACTTAGATAAGAGTATTCTTGGTAAATTAGAAAAAAGGTTAATGAGATAATGGCAAAAAGAGGAAGAAAAAACAAAGCCCATGTAAATAAACAATTATGGGATAGGTCAAACAGTACAGATAGGTCTAAGTGGCGTAGTAAAAGTCAGAAAGGATATGATTTTTATCTTGATGAGCAACTTACTATGGATGAGGAGAAGTCTTTAGAAGAATCTGGGATGCCAACTTTTACGATTAATAGGATTTTACCTATTATTGAGATAATGAAATATTTTGTGACTGCTAATAGTCCAAGATGGAAAGCAGTAGGAGCGACTGGAGATGACACAGATATTGCGCAAGTACACTCTGATATTTCTGATTATTGTTGGCACTTATCCAATGGTAATTCTATTTATGGACAGGTTGTTTTGGATAGTCTTGTTAAAGGTGTTGGATATTTTCTAGTAGATGTAGACCAAGATGCAGACCATGGAAAAGGGGAAGTTACTTTTAGTCGAATAGACCCTTATGATGTATTTGTAGACCCAACTAGTCGTGATTTTCTCTTTAGAGATGCTGGGTTCATTATGGTTAAGAAGAGCCTTTCAAAGACTCAGTTAAAAAATCTATTTCCCCAACATTCTGCTAAGATTAATAAAATTAAAGCAACTAGTGATTATAGTGCTTCATATACTCAGAGGGATGTTGAGTCGTCTAAGATTACACAGCCAGACGATGTAAGTTTTGGATTAAGTCCAAAAGGTGAAGAAGAACAAATCATCGCATACTATGAAAATTATAGTAAGATAAAAGTTCCATTTGTAAATGCTTTTATTAGAATCCCTTTAACTGACGAGCAAGAATCTCAATTAAAAGAATCTGTACAGGTTCAATTACAAGAATTTCAAGCTGAAGTAGAAGTTCAGTTGCAAGAAAAGATTATGTCAATACAAGAATCTTTGCAGGCTGGAGAGATTATACAGGAAAGAGCTGATTTAGAGGTTAAAAAAGCTCAAGATATGATGCAAACTGCATTAGCTGAGAAACAACAAGAACTAATGTCAGCAGCTCAAGAGGAAATGACCAGAGTAGAGCAAGTGGTCATGAGAAAAGAAGAATTTGATGTTATGATGAAAGGAAGACAGTTCAAAAGTTCAGTAGTAGATTTTGTCAACTTTCATGAAACAAGGATAAAATTGGTTTGTAGTGTAGGTGATGATGTCTTCTTATATGAATATGAATTACCAATTACTGAATATCCAATTATCCCAATTCCGTATCTATATACTGGAACTCCATATCCAATGTCAGCAGTGATGCCTTTGATTGGAAAACAGCAGGAGATTAATAAAGCTCATCAGATTATGGTTCATAATGCTAATTTAGCTTCTAATCTCAGGTGGTTATATGAAGAAGGTTCAGTAGATGAGGAAGAATGGGAACAATATTCATCAAGCCCAGGTGCTTTGTTAAAATACAGACAGGGATTTCAACCCCCTACGCCAGTATTACCAGCTCCTATCAACAACGCTTTTTATACAATTACTCAAGAGGGTAAACAAGATGCAGAGTATATCTCTGGTGTTCCATCAGCTATGATGGGATTTACGCAAGAGCAAGCTGAAACTTATAGGGGATTACTCGCTAATGACGAATTTGGAACAAGAAGATTAAAGTCTTGGATGTCAACAATTGTAGAACCAGCTCTTGAGCATCTTGGCAAATGCTTTCAGATGGTAGCTCAAAGACATTATGCAATTGATAAAGTATTTAGAATAGTTCAACCAGAAGCAGGTCAAGAACCAGATACAGAAAAAGATGTACGGGTTAATATTCCCATTTTCAATGATTATGGTAAAGCAATTGGTAAATGGATGGATTACGAATCAGCCAGGTTTGATGTAAGAATTGTAGCTGGAGCCACTCTCCCACTTAATAGATGGGCATTATTAGAAGAATATTTCAGATGGTTCCAAGCTGGATTGATTGATGATATTGCTATGATAGCTGAAACTGATATTAGAAATAAGAAACAATTAGTAGACAGAAAGAGCTTATATTCACAGCTTCAATCTCAACTGGAACAATTGTCAGAAGCGATGAAAGATAAAGAGGGAACCATTGAGACTCTTGAAAGACAATTAGTCCAAGCTGGAATTAAAATGAAAGTTCAGCAGGGAGAAACTGAAGTGAGAAAAGATGTACTTGCCACCGAAGCTCAACAGAAACTATTGAGAAGCTTGATGCAGGGAGAGTTTCAAATGGCTAAAAGAGAACTTTCAAGAGAGATAAAATCAGCTGTTCAAGAGGCAAAATTAGGCTCAAAAAAAGACTTTGATAAAAGCAAAGAAAAAGAATAACTTTCACAAAATAAAAAGGATAGATTATGGATGAAAATGTACAAGTAAGTAACGCTCAAACAGGAGCCCCTGAAAGTGCGCCTATGAGTACCGAAGGGTTTTTCGAGGCTCTCGATACTCAAGTAAATGGTGGTATATTAGACCAACCGCCTTCACAAGAACAGACAACCTCTCAAGAGCTGGAAGATGCTGGTCAACAGTTTCTTCAAGAACAGCAACAAAAAGAGAGCCCTGCTGAAGGTCAGGCGGATATTGAAAATCTGCAAAAGAGGTATTCCGATTCAAGCCGAGAAGCGAAAAGATTATCTGGACGCTTATCAGAAATTGAACCGTATTTACCTATACTCGATGCTATGAGAGAAGACCCCAATTTAATTACTCATGTGAGAGGTTATTTTGAGGGTGGAGGTCAAGCCCCAATTAGTATGAAAGAAAGATTACAATTGGATGAAGATTTTGTGTTTGACCCAGATGAAGCAATGTCGAAACCTGATTCGGATTCTGCTAAAGTTTTAGCGGCAACGATTGATGGAGTAGTCCAAAAGAGACTTACTGATGCTTTGAGTACGCAGAAAAACGAAAACCAGAGACTTACAAGAGAATCTGAGTTTCGCTCGAAATACAATTTATCAGATGAGCAGTGGACAAGTTTTATCAACTTTGCAAAAGGTAAAACTCTACAGTTAGATGACATATATTATCTTATGAATAGGGGACAACGGGAAAAACAAATCGCACAGAACGCTAATCAAGAGGTTACAAACCAAATGAAGAAAGTTCAACAGCGACCACAGTCCTTAGCTTCTACGGGTAGCTCTCCAGAGCCACAAAAATCTCCAGACGATTCAGTCTTTGAAGAAATACTGGGTATTGACTCAACATTGGAAGATGTATTAGGCGCGTAGTCTAATACTAATTTAAGTCAATAATAGTAGCCCGAAAGGCTACAAGGAGAAGGACACATGGCTGATTTATTTCAGATAGGTGATTCTACAGGTTTGACTGAAAGTGGTTCGGCTATTGCGGGTTCCGCACTTAGTACAGGTGACCTCAGGCGAAAGTATAACTTTGGCGATAGGGTTTCTGAACTAGCGATTGCACAAGACCCGTTTTTTAGATTCTTATCAAAAGTTTCTAAGAAACCAACTGACGACCATCAGTTCAAATTCACAGAACGCAGGCCTTCTTATCACAAACGATATGCATATGTAACAAAGCATGGTACTTCGCTGGGCGGCATGTCTGCAACTCAAGCGACTGTTACAGCTGGCAATATTGACCCAGGCGATACTTATTATCTTCAGTTTATGACTGATTATAAATCGGCTGGTAATATTGGTCAAGTTAGAGGCTCATCTAACTCTATTAGAGTTGGAGACGATGGTACTGCACCTGGATTTATAATTGAAGGGCAGTTAATTAAGATACCATTTCAAGGCACTAACGCTGCTGCAGCTACGGCTGCAAATGCTTTCCTAGTAGATGATTATATTGTTGTTCGAGTTGAAGAAGCTACGGCAACTTCAACAGGTTCAAGGGGAACTGACGTAAATGCAGTAAATTGCAAATGCGTAGTTGTAAAAGACCTTGCAACGGACACAAATAATGAATTGTCAGGCTGGGGAGGCGGAGCAACGGCAGATAGAAGTTTAGGTGCTAGTGAAGTTTCAACTTCAGAGCACGCTGCTTTTACTATGATTCAGTTAGAAACTGCTCGTTGTTATGTGGTAGGAAATTCATGGGGCCAGGGTACAGGATACCCAGAAACATGGAAAGACAATCCCTTCTCGACTGGATATGGACTTACTCAGATTTTCAAAACTTCGTTGGCAATGGATAACACGACTCGTGCCACTGTTACAAAGTATGAACCTAATGAGTATGCCCGTGTTTGGCGCGAGAAGTTAATTGAGCATAAGTGGGATATAGAAACCGCTTTGCTTTTTGGTTCACAATACACAGATGGCGCAGGGGTAACTCATACTCAAGGAGCTGTTGATTATATTATCAGTTATGGTAATGTATTTAGTGGTTCTGGTATGGGCGGAACTGGTACAAAATCACAAGATGATTTCTTGGATGATATGTCTCATTTCTTAGACCCTCGCTATAATAATGCAAATGCTACTTTATTTTTTGTTAGTACAGACGTTTATAACTGGTTACATAAGCTAAGTGGATACATGAGTGCAAATATGTCTCAAGTAGCCGCAGTTCAGAACTCGCAAGCTCGTGCAAACTGGGATATGGGTATGGCAGGAAGTAAAAAGGCGTTTGGTGTAGACATAAAGACATTTACAACTCCTTATGGAGATATGAATGTAACTCGGAACGTTCACTTAGACGGTTCACCTGTCAAAATGTTAGGTGTTAACATGAGGTATGCCTCATATCGTCCTCTAGTTGGAAACGGCCTGAATCGCGACACAGCGATTTATGTTGGAGTACAAACACTAGAGAATAGTGGTGTTGACCGTAGAGTGGACTTAATTCAAACTGAAGCTGGTATGGAATGGCAGATGCCTGAAGCCCATGCCATCTGGAAATAGGGGGTTGAATTATGGCTAATCCATTATATGGTTCAAACAAGTTCGATGTCGAACTCAATAGTGCGAAATACATCAGAAATAAGTTGATGTACCTTACTGGTCAGTATCAGGATTTGGAACTAACCGCAGCCGCGGATACGACAGATGCTAAGACTGATACAGGATTCACCTTAAAAGACGGACACATTTGTGAAAGTCTATATGATGGTGATGGTGCAGCTGCTTCTATGGTATTGCCTTCGGCAACCGTAGGAGTATTGACTGTATTCAGGTTCTCAGCTCAAGCTGACGGTGGACAGACTATTACGTTCACAACAGCTTCTGATGAATATTACGAAGCAGGGACTATTACTATTCCTGTTACTAATATGGGTGATAAACTTACTGGACTTCGCAAACCTGCCTATCTACAAAGATGGACAGAATCAGTAGCGACTTCTGGTGGGGCTATTGTAACAGTAGCAAAAACGCATAATACTCTAGCTATCGCAACAACCGCGACTAACAATCAGACCAATATTGGTGCTGAAATAGCG